CCTCGTCTAATCTCTGCAATCAAATTACTATCTTGAGGAACAAACTCAGCAGAACGATTAATGGTGTAATCAATCATGGCTTTCTTATAAGTCAATGTCACCATTTCCTGGAATGCTTCTGAGTTTTGTAGTTTATTGCCGGGTACACGATCCAAATAATCTTCAATCATTTGATAACGTTTAGTCATAAATGCTTCAGATGTTACAATATCTCCATCTGTTTCCATGAGTAAGTCATATAATTCCGTACCATATTGATCAATTTGTCTATTAATCTCTAATTGATTTTCAGCTAATACTTTATCTTGATAGACTTTTAAGACTTTATTGTAGAGCTTATTGCCTTCGATAGTCATACCAGCTTGGAACTTCAATGTTTGTGTAGGACTAATCTGAGCTAGTGTATTACTATAGCCATCAATCATTGTTTGAATTTCTTGTGCAAATTGTTCTGGATCATCAACAGGCACACCAGAGTCAATTGCAGTTGCAACAGCATTAATTTGATTTGTAACATCAAACTCTAAGTCTTGTCTAAACATTTCTGCTTGAGCTTCACGTGCAGCATCACCAAACACAGTTCCACCTTCTTGGAAGTAGGTAGATGGATCTTCACCTTTACGAACAGCATCAGAGATTTGTTGTACCGTAGGACGCTTAGTAACACCATATTGTTTACCAGCCATCTCTGCACGAGTCGCCATATCTTTATAAACAAACTGAGCCATGGAATCTAATGCGCTAGTCACACGATCTTGTGTACGTACAATTTCTCTCATAGGACTAACGTCTAATGAGATGCCATCAGTTAATCGTGCTTGTCTTTGATATACTCTATCTACCATAACTTATCCTAAGGTTGTGTCGTTGTTGGAGGACCACCAATGCGACTATACATGTAAGCAGCATTACCTAACTTAGCAGCTGCATCTAAATAAGCTCCATTGACTGCTTCTTGTTCAGCCATTTGATAAATATCACTTTGAATATTACCATTCACCATGTCTGTTCTAAATTGAGCTAATGCTGTACCATAATCTTTTGAATACTCTTGACCGCTGACTGTTTCTAATAATTTAGTTGATCCGTCTAATCCAGATACGCCACCACCATAAGCTCTTGCTAAATTAGTAGCATTAATACGTTTTAATCTTTTCAATCGTTCAACAGAATCTTGTTCATAATTTAATTGTTTCATCTTAATATTAGCTTGCAACTGTAGGTTTTGCAGTTCATAAATATTAGATTGAAAGTTTCCACTACGAATAGTTGATGCTGCACCTAACCCTTGCGATCCCCAATACAGCAATGGAGAAAGCTTTTCCATAGTCGGTAAAAGATTGCTTAAACTAAATGAACTTAATAAACCACCCGCTTGTATACCTTTGCTAGCTGTTAATAATGTTGGAACAAAACTAGCAGTAGCTAATGGTGCAGCTGCGGCAGTTCCTGCCCAAAATGCTGTCGATCCAAATGCTGTTGTTGCTGCTGGTGCTGCGGCTGCAAATCCCATAATTAAGTTCCTTGATGTGTAGCTATTTTATATTCTAAACCTAGTAATGTAAATTTCAATGGCGCAGTTTGCGTCACTGTAATTTGTGCATCATTACTATACCCTAGTATACCATTTAATACCTTTGTTCCTGTAAACTCAGGCACCGATGCATCTAATGTACCCACGGTGTCAAATGTTCGGATTGGAACCAAGTTACCATTGATGGCAATATTCTGTGTTTTATAGAGCAAAGCATTCACTTCAACAATACGTTTCTTAAATCCAAGACGTGGTCCTGATTGCATTCTTAATTCTAACGGCATGGTTTTGACAATCACAGAGATGGGCAAGCCTACTTCATAACGGGTTGTTGATGCTCGAGGTAAAGTCACAGTGCCTCCCGCAGCGACTGTTTGATTGGGTTGTACAATACCATCAATAAGAACATTAACGACTTGTCCACCGATATGTGCCATATCTACGGTTGATGCTACACCTCCGCTCTTAGCACTGTCTGTTAATGTATTTTCATCAAATACTTCTACATAGTATTTATCTGTTCCACTATCATTACGTTTAACTATAGTATAAATGTCAGTAATATCTACACCCACATCAATAAAACTACCTGTAGTAGTAAACTCACTTGGTGCAATCACGTTCTGCGCACGCAATAATGAGAATGCTGCAATGGTTCCATCGGCTTGATTAACGATCAATAGCAAATCATTTTCATCTGTATTCACTGCACGTCGAATATCCATGGATTTAGGATTCTTGAGTAAATGTCCAGAGAGTAATGAGATTTTAGATGTTACATAAGTTAATTGTGTATCCGAATATGCAATCTCAGATAATTGTTTACCTTGTCTTTGTATAAATAGAACACCAGATTCTAATGTTTGTACACGCACACCTTCTTTAATACCATTACGTGATACAGCTTGTAAGAAGAAATCAGTGGGTGTAATGGGTGTTAATCCTTCCTGTGGCACAACAAACTCACCACCTGATGTAAACACTTGTAAGTCACGACCAGAAATCATGTCTGTAATCGCATTAAATGTGTTCGTATCTAATGTCGCTTCAACTGCATCATCGTCTAATCCTTCAATCGCCTCAAAGTCAAAGAACAATCCAACTCGTGATCCCCAGATGGTAGATGGTCTTGATTTACTTCCACCAAAGTATAGTCGTCCTTGATGGAATGTTACGGTTCTAGGGTAACCTTTTGATACTGACCATACCGCTTCATATCCTGTTTCTAGTTGCCATTGTCCAGATGCAATAGCAGTGGTATTAAAAAATGGAAACTCTGTCACTGCATTCACCACTGTTGAACTAACAAACTCAACAATCTTTGCACGACCTTGTGGGTTAGCATTGATATATTGACCGACATGTCCACTATTAAATACACCCGCACTCGCTGTGAGTGTAACTTTACCCGATACAGTTGATGGTGTTAATGTAGCAGCTGGGTTTGTTGTTGTTAAAGTAAATGCATATTTAGGAATAGAATCAAATGTAACATTAGAAACTGTCCATGAGCTATCGTTTGCACCTCGAACGATCTTAACTGGATTCATATCTTCATGTACCACAATCAATGTATCTGCTGACTGCGTCCAGCACATGGTAGGTATACGTGCGCTTGTAATAGCAGTTACAGTAAGGTAGTCATTACCTGATGCATTAATGTTTGTAATCAGAGCTTTGTCTTTAAATACATACATCCGTTGATTGGTGAATGCAAGCATATAACTGTCATTGACTGAAAATTCAAAGTTGACTAAACGTACACCATTCTCTGGGCTACCGCCTAACTCAGCAATGTATTTGAGACCAGGACGTCTTTTCACACCACCCTGTGGTTGACAGACAACATTCTGTGCAGTTTCTAATGCATTGTTGTAAGCGTCTAAATCAATACGTGAACGAACGAGTGGATCGAGTTCTCCCGTTGTAAAGTTAGTTTGTACACTGACAAAACGTGCCATTAATACCTCACATTAATAAGTGGGAAATCTTGTATTGCGTTTGTAGGTTGTCCTTGTCCATCAATGTTCATTGCTTGTCTCATGTAACCACCACGTCCATTTTCTCCGGGTGTGCCTTCAGCAACAATCTTCCAGTATTCTGATTTATCAGTTTGATCTGTAATGGGTAAAGCTAAGTGCCATGCCATTTGATATTTGAGTAATTGTACAAAGTGATGTGGTAATGCAAACTCTTCAACGTTATATTGATAGTCGACATATACTTCTTCATAGTCTGACAATAGTTTGTTGCCCATGATTCGGTATTCACGTCTTACAGGTGCGCCAATTTCATCAGCGTCATACACAGCGCGTGGTAATCCAATCATGTCATTAGGTAGTTGATATTCGTATTTGTATTCCGTAACAGGTGTTGTTACTAATCTTGCTAATTGAACTTTCTTAAATGAGAAGGACCATGGATGACTCGCAATCGTTTTAATCTTAATGTCAGGGTAGAGTCGATCACAGATGTTAGATTCATCTGTACCTTCGTTAAACGAAGAAATAGGTTTTGCTCCTAGCATCAACAATGCATCGGAACATATTGAAATTGCTGAATCTCCAGAAGCCATTTTATATCCTTTAAATGTGCAAATAGGTAGGCACCGAAGCACCTACCTGATTCGCATTATACAACTTAGTCAGCGTCTGCGACTGATAGTGCTGTACCGTCAGATACATCAACTACGCCAGAAGCATTAGAAAGTACAGTAACTAAAGTTGATGTAGGAACAGAAGCATCCCATACATGAATTAAGTCACCCACTTTTAATACAGTGTGTGCGTTATTGAAGTAACCAGAAGTGTTGATATCAGCAATTGCATCAGTGCCTGGTGCTGTGTAGCTCCACATTTGAGGAGCATTACCAGCTTTAGCCTGACCACCTATCGGTTGTAGATTGTCTTTATTATAAGCCATGTGTCATTCTCCTTAAGCTGATTCACGACATGTGATTTGAACAATACCTTCAGCATCGATTGCTACGGCACCAGCTGAGAACATTGAATTCACAAGGAATGATGTTTTTTCTGGAACGTAGTTAATCTCTGTCTTAGGACCCATACCTTCAGCATAACCAACTGCATCTTTGTGGAATGCCCAAACAGTTCTGTCTAAAGAACCGTCAACAGCTAAACCACCTTCAGTTCTGTCGCCTAATACGTGGAATGTGAAACCTAAGAATGTATTGATTTCACCAGCCACTAAAGCTTTAACTGAAGCATAGTCAGAAGATGTTAGTTTTTGTTCTGCTAAGATTGATGCTAAAGAGTTAGCATGAATCACCATGTGACGATCTTGTGGAGGAACGTTACCTTTGTCTAACAATTTCTTAGCTGCAAGAAGTTTGTCTAAGTTAAGGTTTGTATCTGTACCACCAATGTCGTTTGACACAGTGTTTGATGTTGATGATGCTGTTAATGCATCAATAATAAGTTGGTCTTGACGACGACCGATTGCATTAGCCACAACTTGCACTAATTCTTGTCTTTCGTCAAAGTTAACTTTTTGTTGCATGAAGATGTCAGAATACTCTGCAGCATTCCAATCTTGCATTGTTGCTGTTACTTGTGAAAAATCCACATTCAATGGTGTTACGTCTGTTTGTGGAATACGTAATGTTGCTACGCCTTTACCCACTTTAGGGAATTTTGCTGTTGAACCCTCAACGCCTTTTCTTTGTCTTACGGCACCAACCAATTGTGCTTTTGCTTGGTAAGCCTGTTTAACTTCGGCATCAAATAGGGTAACAAAAGCATTAGATAATCCAATAGCCATTATTAGCTCCTTAGTAATTAATAAAATTGTGTATTAATCGTTTTAGTATGCCAGTGAAACTGGGCTGAAACTTGCTATTTACGATAGCCAGTCGACAAGGTTACTTGCGTTAAGGGTTGCATACAGAATAGATGCAATAAGCCTTATCCCCGATTGTATCCGAGAATAAGGCTTTTTGTCAAGTGATTAACCGAAATTTTGTGCGAAAAGTTTTTCGACTTTAGTTCGGAAGGATGGATCAGTTTTGTATTTAGGATCAGCCACCATTTGATATAATTCATCTTTGGATGGCGCACCTTCTACAGGAGTGGTTTCGGTCGGTAATCGACCTTCGTATGACGCTCTAAGCTTTTCTAATGCAGAGATACCTTTTGCAGTACCACCCATTACTTTAAACTCTTCAAAGTCATCTTTACCCCATACACCTTTTTGAACAAGATTAGCACCCCATTTCACAATACCTTGAATACGTGCATCGGCATTGGGACCTAAAGCTTTCTTCTCTTGATCAATGTTCATCTTATATGTTTCTGCATTATTCATATTCATTTCGACAACTTGACCTACTAAGTCGTCTAATGCAGCTTGACTAATGCCATATTCCTTTGCCCATGACATGACATGACCACGTACTGGATCATCATCAGGGATATTTCCAAAGGCAGAGGTATCATAATTACCATCTTCTGGTGCTTTATGTTTACCTTGTGATATTTTCTTACGTAAATCAGACCATGACTTTGCCATGCCTTCTAAATCAGGTTCAGAATTTTCATCATTCCAAAAGTTTTTAGGAAACCAATCTGGTCTTTCTAAAGGTTCATCATCATCCTCATCTTCATTTAAACCAAACTCTTCTCTGGCTTTAACCTCATTAGGATCACGATGATCTATTTCTACTTTTTGTGGATTTTCGTCAGCATTGGCTTCTTCGATTTCGGGAGTAGCTCCATCGAGTAAGCCAGTGCTTTCTTGTTCCACACTAGGCTCGAGTGCTTCTTCGCTCATTACATTTTCCTTGCTCTAATTAACCTTGCTTCTAAATCCTTAACTATTGAATTTTGTCCTTCACGGTAAAATGCGTAGCTAGGGTCGCTTCCTGGCAAGGCAACAGGTTGCTCAACAACTGCTTGACGCAGCCATTTCATTAACTTGTCACCGTCCTCACTCCCTAGGACTCGTAGACAGAGACGATCTAAATCCTCTCTTTTTTGATTAACATCTCGTACATCAAGTGGCAATGCTTGTTCTAAATCTTCCCATCCAGCCATTTATTATCCTTGTTGTTGTGGCATCATTGCTTGTTCAGCTGCAACTTGTTGTGCAGCTTGTGCCATCTGTTGTTTCATCATCATACGCTCTTGTGGTGTAGGTCTGATTGATTGTGGCACACCTAATTTCTCAGCAATGTAGTCCATCATTTCTTCTACTTTAATGGTTGTTTGTCCAGCGGGTCCAGCTTGTTGTGCAATCTGCGCATACTGTAAAATGTTTTGTACATCTTCCATATTCTGCGCCATTGCTA